GCCAAAGGCCGTCAGAACTCTATCGAAGGTCTCAAAGGTTCCTCTAAGCAATTGGCTAAGGAGGGGCTGAAATCATTCTAAAGGAGGCACTTAATGAGCCGTAAAGACGAATACGCAAAGCTGCTGGAAAATGGCACCCCATACGACCAGATGATTCGCGATGCAGCGGACCAGAATGGCGTTGACTATGCCTACCTTCACAAGAAGATCTTCAATGAGTCGTCCTTCAACCCAACCGCTAAGAGCCCAACCGGGCCTCGTGGTCTGGGACAGTTCACCAAGGCAACTGGGCGGGCCTACGGGCTCGTTACAGACGAGGACTTCTTTGACCCTGCCAAGTCCATCAATGCCTCAGCGGCGCTCACTCGGGACCTCTTGGGGACCTACAAGGGTGACTATCTGAAGGCAGCGTTGGCCTACAACCAAGGCAATGGTCGCTTGGGTTCCCCTCAGTTGGCCGCTCTGGATCGTGGGGACTTCTCCAAGATCAGTGATGAGGGCAAGAACTACATGGCGAACCTGCTCGATGTAGCGGGTGACTCCAAGAGCCGCAAGTGGTTCGAGCAACCATCCGCCCCAAAGCAAAATGGTGAATTCGAGGAAGCCACGCAAGGATTCACCAAGGCACCTGAAGTTGAACGTGGAAACGTAAGGGACCCTCAAGGTTTCAACCTGAGCCTTGGGGATGCCCCTAAGACCCAACAGACCTTTCAGGAACAGGAGTTCGCCCAGAATGGTCCTAAGGACGACTCATGGTTCAAGAACTTCCTTCCAGGCGTTGAGGCTTCCATTGACAACTCATGGGGTGGTGCCGCACTGCGTGACCTGTTCCGTGAGGAAGAACACGACCCGCTGACTGACTATGACGCCGTTCAACCTGACTGGGACGATGGGGACTACGAGCAGATCCGCCAAGCGGGCGTGCCACCAAGCATGTTCGCGTTCATCATGGACCGGACCAAAGGTGTCAAGGCTGAGATCCCGAACGCCATTAAGGTAGCCAAGGAGAACTACGAGAACGAGAAGCGGATCTATGCCTCTGGCATTGGAACCCAGATCGTTGGCGGCGTGTTCTCAGCGCCTCTTGACCCAGTGTCCTATGTCCCTATTCCAGGCGCTGCTGGTGCGACCTTTGCTGGCCGGGTAGTCAAACAGGCAGCCTTCACTTCGGCACTCTCTGTGGGCTCTGAGGCACTTCGCTCTGAGACCCTCGGTGTCGAAGCTCACTATGCTTCCGCTGCTGTTGGTGGTGCCGTGATGGGTGGTGGGCTTGCTGCCATCTTGGACAAGTACATCGCCAAGGGTGTGAGCAACGTCAAGGTTCGCCCTGACATGGATGATGCTGACCTTGAGGCCATCCTTGCGCGTCACGGTGAGTCCTCTGAGAAGAACTCTGTGATCCCTCTGGATGAGGGCATGGAGCCTACCGTTGCGAAGCCCCGTGAGGACGCTCAGGATGATGACTATCTTGAGAAGATCCTTGGGATGCACGGTGAGCGGCACACCCGCCAAGAGGGTCTCAAAGACCTTCCTGATGATTCCATTGAGAACATCCTTGCGAAGCACAGCGAAGCCTCTGAGCCCAACGAGTTCTATGGCACCACTGCTCGCCTACAGGCCCGTGAGGCTGCCCGTACAACTGGTCAGGATGATCCTACCCGGATGCCTTGGAACAGCGATGACGTTCCCGAGAGTCACCTTGGAGTGGACTATGTGGATGTCCCTGGTGAGCCTGGGGCAGTACGCCTGCGTGATGGTTCGATCCTGTCGAGCTTCAACCCACTGAACCCTAAGACCCTGCGCATGGCTGCCCAATTGGAGCCTGAGCGTTCGGCCCGTGGCTTCAACCTTGGGGCCATCGCTGAGATTGGCTACACGTTGAACCGTACAGAAGATGAGTCGATCCGCAAGATTGGCGGTCAACTGTTTCGGTCCACCGTGCAAACCGAGTCGGGCACCAATGGCAAGTTTGGGGCGACCGCCTCGGACATCATTGAGCGCATCCGTGGGGAAGATCACCTTCGCTATGGCAAGCTGAATGACCTGACCGAGAGGGTCCTTAAAGAAGACCCAGCGTATGCCATGCAGGCTGGTGTCGTGGCGAAGCGTGAGAAGGCTTATCGTCGTGTTGCTGAGGCCATTGAGGATCAGACCAAAGTGAAACAGGGCCAGCTCTCTAAACAAGAGCGGGAACTGATGGACCTGATCAACGAGCACTTCACCCGCAAGCAGGACATGCTTCAGAACCCTGCCCAGTTCGGTAACGCCAACGCTTCGTCCCTGCTGGACTCTACCCGCCACGCTGGCTCCTATGTGCCGAACGTCTATGACGATGCTGCCAAGGCAATCCACATCAAGAAGTTTGGTGGTGAGGATGGTCTTCAGCGGGCCATCCAAGAGTCCTGGATGGCGTCCTACGCTTCCCGTGCGGCTGTAAAGACCCGCATTGACAAGATGGTCAAGGAGTCCATTGAGAAGCAAGGCAAAGTGGCGACCCCTGAGGCGATCAAGCTGGCGGTCATTAAGTACGCCAACGATAAAGCATACGGGATCAGCCACACCTCTGACTTCAATCGAAGCTCAATGATCGACGATGGGTTGAACTCATTGGTCGGCGCTGAGAATAACAACTTCCTTGAGGCCCGTAACCTGTTCGACTCGGATATGTCGGTGCCGCTCTCGGATGGTTCGACCTTCGCTGTGAACGATCTCCGAATGTTCGACCTGCCTAAGGTGATGTCCAGCTATGACCGCCGTATTAACGGTGACGTGGGCATCATGGGCGCAATGGGTAAGGACACAGCGGCCTTGAAGCAAGAGGTTCTGGACATCCGCACCAAGCAGGGTAACTCAAAGGATATTGACGCCCTTGAGAGCGCTGTGAAGCTGCTGACTGGCCGTGCTCGTCGTGACCCTGATAGCACCTTTGGTACGGCCTTGAGATCCCTCAATGACCTCTCGTTCTTCACCAAGAACGCCTACATGGCCGCTCAGAACTTCACTGAGATCGCCGGTATGGTCACCAATGGTCACCTTCGGATGATGATGCACGGTGTGCCGTTCCTGCGTGAGATGACCACATGGGGCTCCAAGATCAAACCAGAGCAACTCAAGGAGATGCACGGACTGATCTTCGGTCGTGAACTGGATGATGCTATCAGGCCTCGTCGGGCTGACATCGTGGATCGCCTGAGGTCTCAAGGAGCCTCTAACGTGGCTGCTCAGATGGTCGGTACGCTGAAGTTCGGGACTCAGGAATTGGCTGCTCGCAGTCCGTTCACCAAGATGCTCACTGAGACCTCTAACTACATCATTGAGGCAGGCCGTCAAGGTGCCCTCATGGACATGATCAAGGCTGCTCACGGTAGCGAGTCAAAGATCTTCACCACTGAGCGTCTGAACCAACTGTCGATCAAACCAACTCAGTTCGCTGAGATCAAGAACGCGATCAAGCAACACATCGTTCCTGATGGTGACGGCTGGAAGATCAAGGACCCAGTGGCATTGCGCAATGATCCACGGACCATGGACATCTGGCGCCTGGGTGACAAGGTGGCCGATGAGACCATCCTGCGTCCTCACAAGTTGTCCTCTCAGGACTCCAAGGCGCTGGGCGCTGGATGGCACATGGCGCTTCAGTTCAAGAAGTTCGTCCTCAGGACTCTCAACGCTCGTCTCGTTCGGGGCTTCTATAACTCCACCAAGAACGGTCAAGCACTGGACACGGCATTGCAGGTCGCCATCTCTACGGGCCTCGCTACGTCCTTCTATGTGGCTCAACGCTACGTTCAAGCTCAAGGTATGCCTCAGGAAGCCCGCAAGGACTTCTTAGCGAACAGCCTCTCGAAGGAGATGATTGGTTGGGCCGCGCTGTCCAGAGGGAACATCATTGGGGCACCTATCGGTGTCGCTAACTTCTTCCTCGCTCCACTGGGCTATGACCCGGCTGCTGCTGTGCGTACCTCGATCCTTCCTCGTGGTCCTGAGTTCAAGAAGCGTGAGCACCCAACACGGTACAGCCCATTGCGTTCTGATGGGGTCACTGCGCCGCTCTCAAGGGTCCTCGAACAGGTCCCATCCGCTGGCATCCTCGGGTCTGTCTATCAGGTCGGGGCGAACGCTGACGGAATCTGGAACAACTCTCCGAGAAACTCTCAGGAGCTTGGTTACATGACCGGCCTGTACAACGGTTTGCGTGGTCTCGTGCCTAACGATCCACTAACGCAACGTGCCCTCTCGGCAATCATGCAAGAGCAAGGAATGGAATACCGGAAGCGGTAAAACCCCTCACTATTGCGACCAAACACCTCGCCCAGACCTCTGGCGTTCCCATTGTGGAGCGTTACGTCTGGGCCTTTTTATTACAAGGAGGAACTCTCACATGGCAGATAATCCAAAGTCCATTGCGGCCTATGCGCTGGACGGCTCAGAGCTGGACTTCACGATCCCTTTTGAGTACCTCGCTCGGAAGTTCATCGTGGTTACGTTAGTTGGCACAGATACATTCCCAAGCAAGGTTCTGGTACTGACTGACGAGTACCGATTCACTTCGGCTACTCAGATCACATTGAATCAAGCATGGGGCCCTGCGGATGGCTACAGCTTGATTGAGATCCGACGATTCACTTCGGCGACTGAGCGACTGGTCAGCTTCTCCGATGGGTCGATCCTTCGGGCTTACGACCTGAATACCTCGCAGATTCAATCCCTGCACATCGCTGAGGAAGCCCGTGATGTATCCAATCAGGCACTATTGAGGGATCTTGTGTCATGGAACGCTGCTGGTCTTCGTATCCGCAACGTGGCAAACCCAGTGAACCCTCAGGATGCAGCCACTAAGAACTATGTGGACTCCACCAGCGCGACGGATCGTGGTTATCTGGAACAGCAACTCAACAGGACCATTCGTGGCAACCCCGGTGAAGTGCTGACTCTGCTCCCTGCTCCCGGCAGTCGAGCAAGCAAGGTACTTGGGTTTGACGCTGCTGGTCAGCCAACAGTGCTCCTGCCTCAGAGTGGTTCAGCAACTGAGCTGGCACTCGATATTGCCAACGCTATCGACCCATTTAAGGGCGCTGGCATGGTTGGGTTCATGGGTGGAACTGTTCAACAAGCACTTCTTGCAAACCGATGCATGCCAGTTGAAGTATTAGCCCATCGCTTCAATCTCCCGATTGGCAACGTTGGGGCAATTGTCAATGCCGCGTTTGCTGCTGGTGTTGGCGTCTATCTAAGCTCGCGAACTTATACTACCAGTACCGACATCCTACTTCGGACTGATTGCATCTTAATCGGCTGCGGCACTGGCGGGGCCGTTCTTAAATCGGCGCCTGGTTTCACTGGGAACGTTATTGATACCTTAAACTTTGCGGCCCTTCAAGCGGCCCAGTCGGTTTCTGTCAATGATCCAGTTAACCCAGTACCTCGCCGCATGACTGTTGGCGGTTTCAGCGTGGATGGCAACGTTCTGCAATATAGCGGGACGGTATCGGCAACTAATGGCTATGGTGTCCGTATCTACGGGGGCGGTTACACGATCTTTGACTTGAAGCTGTGCCGCATTCCTGGTGTTGGTTTCTATTCTGAACTGGCCCCAACTGGCACTTATTTCAACTCGGACCCTGCTGAGCCTAAGCCCTTCAGCCCTAACGATGAATATGGTGGCTTTGGTATTCGGGATCTGGTGATCTACGACACCGGCATGGAAGGCTTCGTATTCATTGGTCCTGCCGATATTTCAGTGGATAAGGTGTTTGTTGGGTGGCCCGCCGACTCTTTGAGGAATGGCACTTACAACCCAGCCAAGACCTCGCAGTTGTTCCCTGGCCGCACAGTGGATGCAGCGGTAATCCTGAGGGCCTGTGAGATTGGCTTTATGCACGTCTTCGATAACCGTAATGGTCGCGGGTTCTATGTGGACCGTCAAGGTGTCGGAAAGCCAGCTCCACGGTTTAACGCTCAGTACCTTATGAGTGAGAACTGCTTTGGTAACTACTACTTTGGGGCTAACATGAGCTACCAGATTGGTATTATGGACTCCCACGATAACACTGGCGGTGATGGGTCACGTCCTCACTTCGACATCCAGACAGCCCGTGGTGGCATCTGCCGGAACATCAAGGTCAAGAAGGAAGCTGGATACCTTTCTGAGTATGGCTGCGATATCGCAAAGATCACTGGCGTTCGCAATATCATGGACTTCTTCATCGAGACGACTGCTGGTCAGACTAATGGCCGTGGTGTCGTCTGTGATGGTCCACTCAATGAGATCACCGTCCAGGCCACCGCGATGACTGGAGTTCCACTAAGTGGTGGCACCAGCTTTGTTGCTGAGGTAACTTCCAAGTTCACTAAAAGTTCCCTAAAGGTGTCCGCTCAGTTGTGCGATGGAGGTATCAACTTCTCAAGCGCACCAACAGGAACTTCACTCGGGGACTACGATAGTACCTTCGAGCTGAACAGCGACCGGTGCACAGTGCCACTTCAAGGTCTCGCAATCCTCGCTCGTCGTCAGGCTCGGTTCCTCCGAGTGACTCACGCAATTGCCGGTGCTACTACACAGCGCAGTGAGAGTGTTGCACCTACAACTTTCAACCTGAACTCAACATCACTTCAGACCCTCGTGATTTCCCACGGCCTCGTGGCTGCTCCACCTAAGGTGAACTGCAAGGCTTACATTGTCCCAGATACCGGTGCTGTTATGCCGACCTTGGAACAATTGTGGGTTTCCGATGCGGACGCCACGACTGTAACCGTCAAGGTTAAGTTGGGTGCTGGCGGTACTGGCACGGGAACACTGTGTGTTGAATCCCGCATCTAACTGATAAGGAGACCTTAATGATCCAAATCGACTTTAACAACGGTGTGGTCCAAGCGACCCCTGTTGTTGGAGCCGCTGTGACTGACGTGGCAGCCCGGTTGTTTCTGGGCTTGTCACCTTCAGAGTGGTTCTACGCATCCGCTGTTTTGTATTCCCTCGTGATGACTGTGATCGTGGTCTACAAAACAATCAAAGAAGAGAACCGCAAGGATAAGGAGGCTGACAAGTGAATGATAATACCCTTGAGAAACTCCTTGAGGCGCTCGATACGGTAGCTGCTCGATCCATGTTGGCCGACCTGAAGGATGAGAACAAGCGCACCCCTCAGCTCTACAACGCGGTCGGTAAGTTACTGGAGCGTCACAAGTTCACCATCGCTAAGTTGAAGCCTGACGAGTCCCTCCTGGGTGATCTCGCTGAGGCCCTCAATGAAGTCCCTGATCTGACTGACGATGAACTCTACGGTTCGCCTGACGTTCGCCACTAATAGGAGCCCTATATGTTGAACCTTAAAGAGTTCGTCATGTGGGGCTTTTTGGTAGCTGTAGGGCTGGGTCTGGTTTACACCAAGGGCCACTCTGACGCTACCGATAGCCTCACATTGAAACACCAAACCGAACAACTCGCTGCCGCAAGGCAACTGGAGGTGGAACGTGACACAACTCAAAAAGCTCTCGCAGATGTCTCGAAGAACTGGCAAGCGTATCTGGCGACCAGTGCGAGCAGTGCTAATCGGATTCTTGATGACCTTCGTGGCCGCAATGTCGGGCTGCAAGTCAAGCTCTCAGATTCCATCGTGTCCTGCGTCACAAGTAACGGTGGACTCATCACTGATGGTCGCGCCGAGCTACACCCAGACACTTCTCGATTCCTTATCGAACAAGCCCAGCGAGCAGACGCTCAAGTAACTGGCTTGCAGAAAACCGTTAGAGCACTTCAAGGAGGAACTCAATGAGCAAACCCCGTGATGGGGCCTACGACATCGCACTAATCAAAAGGTCATTCGTGGCCTTTCTTTTTGTCTTGTGGAGAGCCCTTAACCTACCAAAACCAACCAAGTGTCAGATCGACATGGCGAAGTCCATCTCTGGAGAGTCAGAACGTCGATTTATCCTTCAAGCCTTTCGAGGCATCGGCAAGTCGTTCATCACCTGCGCCTTCGTAGTGTGGAAGCTCTGGAACAATCCAGACCTCAAGTTCCTCATCGTGTCTGCCTCTAAAGAGCGTGCGGATGCGAACAGTATCTTCATCAAGCGCATCATCGACCTGTTGCCGTTCCTGCATGAGTTGAAGCCCCGCAATGGGCAACGTGACTCTGCACTGGCCTTCGATGTTGGCTTAGCGAAACCCGACCACTCCCCTTCTGTGAAGTCTGTAGGTATCACCGGGCAACTGACTGGTAGCCGTGCTGACATCCTGATCGCGGATGACGTTGAGGTTCCAAACAACAGCGGCACACAGGCAGCCCGAGACTACCTCGGAGAACTCGTTAAGGAGTTCGATGCGATCCTGAAGCCAGGCGGTACGATCATCTACCTGGGAACCCCTCAGACCGAGATGACCCTCTATCGTGAGCTGGAGAACCGCGGCTACGTCACAACGATCTGGCCCGCGAGATACCCAAGGGATCAAGCTGACTGGGACTCCTACGGTCCACGGCTGGCTCCTATGCTCGCTAAGGAACTCAAGGATGACCCACGGATCTTCTGGGAACCTACAGACCCTATTCGATTCGATGACAAGGACTTGCGTGAGCGGGAACTCTCCTACGGGAAGGGTGGCTTCGCCTTGCAGTTCATGCTCAACCCGAACCTCTCGGATATGGAGAAGTACCCTCTCAAGCTGCGTGACTTCATCGTGGGGACGTTTGCCCTCGACAAAGGACCAACCATGCTGACCTGGCTGCCAAACACGGCCAACGAGTGCAAGGGCGTTCCTCTGGTGGGTCTTAAAGGTGACCGCTTCCACAAGTACGAACAGGTCGGCCAGGGCATGGCGATGTACGCCCAGAAGATCCTCGTGATCGACCCAAGTGGTCGTGGCAAGGATGAGACCGGCTATGCCGTCCTGTACTCGCTGAACGGCTACATCTTCCTGATGGACGCTGGCGGTTTCCGTGGTGGCTACGAGGACACAACTCTCCAGGCCCTTGCGAACATCGCTAAGATCTATCGGGTCAATGAGGTCGTGATCGAAGGCAACTTCGGTGACGGTATGTACGTCAAGCTGATCGCCCCTGTGATCGCCGCTACGTTCCCCTGTGCTGTCACTGAGGTGAAGTCCAAGGGTCAGAAGGAGATGCGTATCTGCGACGTTCTGGAGCCTGTACTGGGAAGCCACAAGCTGGTGATCCAAGAGTCTCTGATCGACAAGGACTATCGCACTGCCTTCAACAACGATGGCACCCTCGACACCGCCTATAGCCTCCTGTACCAGCTCACACGGATCACCCGCGAGCGAGGCTCACTGGCCCATGATGACCGACTGGATGCCCTTGCAATCGGCGTACAGTTCTTCACAGACGCCATGGAGAAGGACTCGAAGGTAGGTGAGCAGGAGATGCTTGCTGAGTTCCTTGAGAGCCACCTTGAGAACGCCATGAGCGGCTATGAGGATGCCCGTAAGATCGCTATCAGTGACACGATTGACATCATGTACGAAGACGATGGCACCATGACCAACTACATGGGCTGGTGAGAAGTCTGCACGTTAGCGACACGTTCGACGAAGATTAAAACCCCTCACTATTGGGAGAGACCCCTCTGAGATACTTAAAGATCTCAGACACGTTCTCTACACATTAGGATTCCTCAGCATGAGGTCTGCCTAATGCCCCAAGCTAAAGGACCATCGACCAAGGAAGGTCAATTGTGAATTATCATCATAGGAGTGAATCAGACCATGAACGTAGAGAAGGCCACCGTGCTGCTCGTACTGAAGCGGCTGGCTCTCTCACGGACTACCTACAAGCTCATTGGGCTCCTGATCGTAGCCTCTGGCGTAGCTCAAGGAACGATGGTAATGGAATGGGTCTCGACCTTCGTCTGTTTGGCTTCTGGTGGATGTGCTGAGTGACCAGCCGGAGCGGCTCATATTCGGCAGTGTTGACACACTACCTCTATGAGCAGTAAGATCAACCCTAATGGTCTCCCTAATGATACCTCTCTAAGAGGTGTCCTAATGAGATCCTTAGGAGCTGATCACCTCAATGGTTCCCTTAAAGAGGACCTAATGAGAATCTGATAGAAAAATCTGAGAGACCACCTCTCATAGACAAACCCCCGAGGATACCCCCGTGTACCCCTCTCAGATCCTCTCTAAGGCACCTCATCCCCATAAGGGCACTGAGAGATTCATCCAGGGATCATGAAGGAATCTCATGGGGGATCATTATGGGCCTGATCTCATGGGCTGTCAATAGGGTATCGTTTTGATCATCGTGAAGAGTTCTCATGGTGGTAGGAGGGAACGTGAGTGGATCTCATTGTGCCTATGTGTCCCTATCTGTATTCATAATGTTATGGTATTACATATCCCTAAGGGACTCTATAAGGTGACCACTGAGGTTCTCTATAAGGTGACATGTGATGCCCTGGTAATGCTGCTCTATAGGACACCTCTGAGGGCCTCCTAATGATGCCTATTAGGAGCGCTCCTAATGATGACCCTAAGGCCCTGGTAGACCCTGGAGCGTTCTATAAGGTGTTACAGGCTGCTCTATAGGCTATGTCTCATGAGTAGTAATCAATTGTTAATTAGCGGTTGACAGACTATGAGAAGCCTATAAGATGGGCCACATCAACAACGGAACAGCCCTAAGGGTCTCCCGGAGTTGCCAGAAGGTTAGTAGGGCCTGACTTGCGATCCCAAGGGTGCCAAGAGTCGATAAGGGTATCCAAAGCCAACTGGATGCAACAAGGGCACGCAATACCGCTTGACAGATGCACAGGAACACGGCAACATACGCTCCATCAACAAGCAACACGGTCACCGAACAGATGTCATGGGTAGGTGGTCTGGGAGAGGTCAAAGTCTCCAGCATGTTGAACCTCAAGGGCAACCTATAGGCGGTCTCACGGACTTAGCACGGCACCCTTACGCTCTTTAACAACTCGGATAGCAACACTCTCCATGTACGAAACCTCCCTTGTGAAAGGTCTCTGAGGTCCTCATGGAGAGCAGTGAAATGAAAAGATAGAGCAGTAAGCTCTCGTGTATTCGAGCTGTATGCACGGGGATTGTGAGAGCTTGCGACTGTATCTCTTCTAACAGGAGCACCAAGCAATGAGCAAACCACAACCGGACATCACCGCACGGCTGGTCTCATGGGCAAAGCAACACGACTGGTACTCAGCGAGCCACAAGCTGAATACCGGCACCCGCATTGAGTATTACCGCGTGGTCGTCAAAGACTCCACGAGCACCATGGGCATCCGCTACTTCGAGAACTACCAAGAACTCCGCAACTGGGCAGGGTACTAACCATGAGCCAACGCACACAAGCCCTACAGGCCGCCTTAGAGGACCTCTCTCAGCGCATCAAGCTGGCAGTGAATGCCCATGAGGCTGCTAAGTCTACCTTCAGCCGCTTTGAGGGCCCTGCAAGCCATCCCATGTGGCAGACGCTAAGGGATGAGGTGGATAGTACCCTGACACATCAACGGGTCTTACAGGCCCACTGGCACCGCACTAAAGCGGACCTGTTAGAAGCCCTCAACGCTGATAAGGAATGACACCATGTCTAACGAACGAATCACCAGACACATCAAATTGTCTATCAAGCTGGCCCGTGAGTGTTCTCGTGATAGCTGGCAGCAACCTGCACGGGATCGCTTGGAATACCTCAGGGTCAAGCGTGAGAGCATCGCTGACGCAAGGTACTGGTTTGACCTACTTTGAGGGCATCCACTTATGGGCATCTTAACGGTGTCCCATAGGGGAACAACTCGGTTCCATCACAACCAAGGACATCACCATGCCTACCTTACACAATGAAGCTCGACCAATGGCCCAGGGCATCCGGGTCGTAATGACGGACACCTTCATGTCAGGCTGGGGCCCAGCAACGGGCAAGCAGAACATCTACTGCGTTGAATGCGACACCTATGAGCAAGCTCAGTTGATCCTCAAGAACGCAAAGAAGCGCTCAGAAATGAAGCGGGCTCGAATCGTCACCACTGGCCGAAAGTATTACAACCCAGAGACGCACCTCCTGACGCTCAAGCACTTCAACGAGCTGTCTGGCCCTTGGAAGGAGTGATGTCAGATGAAGGACGCCATTATCACCGGGGCTCTTGGAGGGCTCCTGATAGGCTGTATCCTGATCCTAATAGCTCTCTGCTTCGCACCTTGAGCGATTCACTGATGGGCCTTCCCTTTGAGGGTCCATTGGGAACAACTCATCGCCAGCTAACTGGCACCGTTAGTTCATCCGCTCTCCTACGCCAGCCTCTTCAGGTTGGTCTATATGAAATGGAAGATCCTTCTCTATGATTCCGCAACGTTACAACCGCACCAACTTCGTAACATCCGCTGTCGCTGTCAAGATTCTGAAGGCAATGCAAGGGGCCCTCAAGGATGGCCTTCAGCACTACATCGAGAACAAGCGTGGGCAACGCTGGCTTCGTGTGTGCATTCAGTCCGTCGATGGCTCTGACAACCGTTTCACCTTCAAGTTCCATGCAGGCAACGGGCAAGACGTAGGCCACCTCATCCTACAAGCACTGTTCGTCTGGAGTGACGACCTTGAACGTGAGTTCTCAGTGCTGATGGGTGAACTTTACCGCTTGACAAATCATCCGTACACCCTGGCCGGACGAAAGGTAGCTCAAGATCGGGTCGATGCAGCCGATAAGGCAGCCCGCGAGCACCTTGAATCCATTGGGGTTACCCATGTGTTCAAGGCCCCGAACGGCTTCACGGTGCTGGGTCGATATGCACGCAACTGGCTGGGACGCAAGGGTTTCCTTGTGGTGGCCGATGAGTTCGGGAGGGCTGTCAGTAAGCAATACCGGTTGACCGCTGAGGCTTATCTCTATGGGTCCTCGAAGGGGATCGCAGCATGAGCCAGCACACCAACTACCGGCCGTCCCGTAAGGGCCTAACAGATGCCCGTATCGCCGCTCAGAAGCTCGCCAGCCTTGAGGCGACCATGAAGTCACCCGATGCTAAGCGATCCGTTATGACCGCCCTCTACGGTGGCTGTGGGCTGGCCCAGCAAGCTGTTCTGGTGCGCATCAACACCATGAACGACACGATTGCCGAGTATCAGCGCTCGAAGCTGAACTACAGCGATCAAGGCGACTTCACTCGATGCTACCGGGGAGGGTTCTGATATGTGTTTCGGTAGCGCAAAGCGGATGCCGGATATCTCCAAGATCTCTTGGCATCACACCAAAGTGGTTACCCCAATCCTCAAGGCCCTCAAGTTCCGCGCATCGTGGCCTGATCCTGGGTCGTATGGACTCATCAAGGCCCGTGAGGTTCTCTTTGAGCTGGGCCTCGGGCCATGCGGTAAGCACGTCCTGAAGCTGGCCTACGAGGTCGATGAGCACCTCTTGAAGGTGACCCAAACGTCACGCCAACCGGATGACCTTGGGCCTCCTACAGAGGGCCTCAGCGCCATCTACAAGCTTCAGCGCCACGAGAGCGCTAAGCGTATGCAACGGCCTGCTCGAATGGTGCCGAAGGCTGGTGAGACCGTCACGTCTGGCTGGTGGATCTTCAAGTCCTCCTTCACGCCTCTAACGATGGCACTCGAAGAACCAGAGCCGCACAAAGACATCTTGACGATGGCCGAAGTGATCGACCTTCAAGTGATCGAACAGGCCCACAAGAAGGCATATCAGGAATGGCGATCTCGCCTCGAAGTTAAGACTTTTGTCTACAAGATGTCCGACGTTCACGGCAGGATCGAAGCGACTCAATAAGCAATAAAGTTAAAACCCCTCACTGTTGCGACACACTCTGAGGGGCTGTTCCTTATAGATTCTTAAAGATTCTTAAAGACCTCTCAGAGATAAACCCTAATAGATAAAACCTATTAGATCATAATCTCTAAGAGAATCTTAAAGAATGATTCAGGCAACCCTGCGTCACGACTTCAGCGACATCTCTCTCGATTCATCCTCCGCGTTCAACACTCTCTCCAACCTGTACACCCTTGAGCTGGCCGCTGAGCAACTGCGGTTAGAGCACGAGGCTTACACGTTGGGTGAAGAACGATTCCACAAGGCCCTTGAGCGCCAAATGGAACGTGGTGAGTTCGCACAGAACCGGGTCGCAACCCCACTGATAACCGCCCTGGTACCATTGCTCTCAAAGGCGATCTCAGAGTGGATCGAGCACCAGACCACGAAGGTTCGTCGCAAGCACGTTGCCATCGGCGCGTTCCAACAGATGAACCCTGACACCATGGCTGCAATCACCATCAAGTGGGTCGTGAACATGCTCGCCCTGCGCCGCACTGGTGGCTCAAGGGAGTCCGCCCCGACCGTCACAGAGATGGCGATCAGCGTAGGCGGAGCCCTTGAAGATGAGGCCCGCTTCGGTCGTATCCGCTCACTCGAAAAGCAACACTTCGAGAAGCACATCGCAAAGGCCCTGGCCCAGCGTAACGGGATGACCTACAAGAAGGCGTACATGGAGAAGGTTGAGCAATCCATGCTTGACAAGGGCGAGCTTCAACAGGAATGGGTCGAGTGGAACATTGCGGACGCTGATGTCCGGTTTCACATGGGCATCCGAATGTTAGAGCTGCTGATCGAATCGACCCAACTGATCGAGGTCAAGCGCCAGTTTGCCGGTGACAAGAAGGCAGACGGTGAGTATGTCCACATGAAACCTGAGTGGGCCGACAAGATCAACGAGCGGGCCTATTCGCTGGCCGGTATCTCACCTCAGTTCCAACCATGTGTCGTCCCTCCGAAACCTTGGAAGGGTCTGCAAGGTGGTGGCTACTGGGCGAAGGGTCGAAAGCCAGTGACCCTGATTCGCTTAGGGACCAAGAAGGCTGTCAAGCGCTACCGTGACGTGCACATGCCTCAGGTCATTAAGGCGGTCAACATCGCCCAACAGACGGCCTGGAAGGTGAACGAGAAGGTCCTCGAAGTCGCCAACGCGGTGATCCAATGGAAGAACGTTCAGATCAAGGAGTTCCCCACAACGGAACGCCAAGAGCTGCCAATCAAGCCTCACGACATCGACACCAACGAGGAAGCCCTCAAGGCGTGGAAGAAGGAGGCCGCTGGGGTTTACCGTAAGGACTCCGCAAGGGTCTCTCGGCGGTTGGCCTACGAGTTTGCCTTGGAGCAAGCCAACAAGTTCAGCGGCTACGATGCGATCTACTTCCCGTACAACCTCGATTGGCGTGGCCGGGTCTATGCGATCCCTGCGTTCAACCCTCAGTCCAACGACATGACGAAGGGGATCTTGCAGGCAGCTCAAGGGGAACCTGTGGGCGAGGAAGGAATTCAATGGCTCATGATTCACGGGGCCAACACTGCGGGGGTCGATAAGGTCCCCTTTCCAGAACGCAAGCAATGGGTATTGGACAATGAAGACCTCATCCTCGGATGTGCCGAAGATCCCCTCAATAACACCTCATGGATGCAGATGGATTCGCCCTTCTGTTTCCTCGCGTTCTGCTTTGAGTGGGCTGGCGTCAAATCTGATGGCCCTGCACACGTCAGTGCCCTACCCATCGCGTTCGACGGTTCCTGTTCGGGAATACAACACTTCTCTGCAATGCTTCGCGATGAGCGTGGGGGCAGGGCGGTCAATCTTGTTCCCTCAGAGTCCGTCCAGGACATCTACAAGCTCGTCAGTGACGAAGTAGAGGCAGCCCTAAAGGTTCTCTCAGAAACCGGCACGGACGATTGGACCGAAGTGGTCACCGATGAGAAGACCGGGGAAATCAAGGAGATCCGCAAGCTGGGAACAAAAACCCTCAGTATTGCGTGGCTGACCTACGG